TTTAATAAAAATACACAGGTAAAGGGGCACTTTCTGCCTGCTGGTGTGTATGATAAAGAGTGTTATCTACATCAAGATTACGATCCACATAATTTTGAGAATGATATTATCTTTGTTGGCAGCAAAGGTTATCATCGTGAACATAAATACCGTCCAGAACTGATAGACTTTTTAAGAAACACATATGGCAAAAGATTCTTACATGTTGGTGGAGACGGTGACACTGGAACTGTACGTGGAGATGCGTTAAACCGTATCTATGCAAGAAGCAAGATAGCGATAGGTGATAGTTTAAACATTAACTTTAACTATCCCTACTACACTAGTGATAGGTTGTTTGAGAGTACTGGTCGTGGTGGTTTTACCATTTACCCTCGCATTAAAGGGCTTGAAGAATACTTTAAAGATGAAAATGAAATTATATTTTATGAACACGGCAACCTTGAAGATCTAAAAAATAAAATAGATAAGTACTTGTTAGACGGTGTATCAAGAGAAGCAATCAGACTTAACGGACATGAGAGAACAAAGAAAGAGCACACATATGTTCATAGATGGGCTAGCATTTTAGAAACTTTAAATATAAAATGAAATATTTAGTTACAGGTGGTGCTGGTTTTATTGGATCAAACCTTGTTGATAAGTTAATTAGTCTTGGTCACGATGTTATTTGTATTGATGATGAGTCTGCAGAATGTCATGAGCAGTTCTATTGGAATGATAAAGCACAAAATTATAAGCATGACATTTGTGATTATGACCTAATTGCACCACTCTTTAAAGATGTTGACTGCGTATTTCACGTAGCATCTGATGCAAGAATACAGCCAGCAATATTAAATCCAAAAAAATCTATTGAATCAAACGCAGTAGGAACAGCCAATGTTCTTGAACTTTGTAGGGTTAACAAGGTTGGTAGGCTAATCTATTCAAGCACATCTTCTTCTTATGGTAAAAAGGCTTTGCTTCCAAACCAAGAAACACAATCCCCTGATCCACTAACTCCATACTCTGCTGCTAAAGTTTTTGGTGAAAACCTTGCAAGAGTTTATTATAATCTTTACGGATTAAAAACAATATCCCTTAGATACTTCAATGTGTATGGAGATAGACAACCATTAAAAGGTCAATACGCACCAGTAATAGGACTATTTTTAAAACAATACCATGAGTCAAAACCATTGACAGTAGTTGGAGATGGATCTCAGCGTAGAGATTTTACTCACATATCAGACGTAATACAGGCAAACATTCTTGCATCTGAAGTTGAAAATGGATTTGGGGAAGTATATAACATTGGGTATGGAAGTAACTACTCTATACTTGATATTGCTAATATGATTTCAAATGATATTAAATTTATACCGCCAAGAATTGGTGAGGTGCAAGAAACTCTTGCCTCTAACGCCAAGTTTAAAGATCTAACTGGATGGATACCAAAGGTATCATTAATAGAGTGGATACAAAATGACTGAAATGATTAAGGCTACTATTAACGGGGAATTTGAAATAATGTTACCAAAGCATCGTGCAGATAGACCAGAATGGTATCAACCACATGGTTGGGAAAAAATTAGATTAAAATCAATGCATGAAAATATTGGTAAAGGCGATGTTGTTTACTATGTTGGAGCAGAAGAAGGAGAGATGCCTGCCCTATGTCAAATGTGGGGAGCAGAAGTTGTTTTATTTGAACCTAATCCAAAGGTTTGGTCACACTTTCCTTTGCTTTGGAGTGCTAATAATTTAGAAAAACCAATTGCATGTATTCCTGGGTTTGCATCAGATAAAGATAATAAACTTGCACGTATTTATTATGGCGAGTTTCCACCAGAAGCAGATGCTCCTATTGAGGCTGCTCATGGATTTAAAGAACTGCAGTATGAAGCAGATAAATATGGTCAAACAAAAATTGATACGCTTGTATATGAAAAAGGAATAAAGCCGCCTACTGCAATTTCTCTTGATGTTGAGGGCAGTGAATGGAGGGTCCTAGGAGGGGCTGAAAGGGTCCTTAGAGAGCACAAACCTAAGATTTGGCTATCTGGACACCCAGAATTTATGATGATGTATTGGAAAGAATATTTGCATGATTTAAGACAGTTTATTAAGGGTATTGGCTACAAAGAAACATTGCTTGACTATCAACATGAAGTACACTTATATTATGAGCGATCTTAAAGCATATCTTTATTCAGTTAAACAAGAAGATTGTGCTGCTGATAAATGGGATTACGGTTTATTAAAACAATTTTTTAATAAAAATAATATTAAACCAGATAAGGTAACAATTTTACCTAACACAGATAGAGCCTTTGTTGTTATTCCTGGACCACAAAATGTAGACTATGAAGATCAAATATCTGAAGAGTTAAACAAGATAGGTAGAGTAGTTTTGTTTATTACTGGAGATGAAAGTGCTACATTTAAAGTTGATAAGATAAAGCATAAAAATATTGAAATTTGGATTCAATACCCGCACAGAAAACATTCACAATATAATAAATTAGCATTGGGTGTGCCAAGAGATTTACACAAAAATTTGCCAAAGTATCAAGATAAGTTATATGATGTATTTTTTTCAGGGCAGATAACTCATCAAAGAAGACAAGAACTTGCAACTGTTATGCCTAACATACCCAATTCTTTTTATAATCCAACTACGGGGTTTGCAGAAGGATTAAAACCAAAACAATACTATGACAAAATGTCTTTATCAAAGGTTGTTCCTTGCCCTAGCGGGGCAATGGTTATTGATTCATTTAGATTTTATGAAGCAATTGAAATGCTTTGCTTGCCAATAGGAGACAAGTTAGACTCAAAAATGCAAAATACAGATTTTTTTAATTTTGTATTTGAAGATAATCATTTAGTAAAAACTGTTGATAATTGGAATCACTTGGTTGACTTGTTACCTGAACTATTAAATAATTATACATCTGAAATGCATCAGATTGTTTGTTGGTGGATTAAATATAAAAGAGATCTTTTTATTAAGTTAATGAGGCAAGTAAATGAATAAAAGAGATATAACAATTGTCATGGCTACGTCTGTAGTTTTAGATCATCCAAGCACAAAAATGATAGATCAAACTATTAGTGATATTCGTGCTCATTTTCCAGATAACGAAATTATTATGCAAATAGACGGTATTAGAGAAGAACAACAAAATCGTAAAAAAGATTACGATGAATACAAAAATCGTATTTTATGGAAATGTTTACATGAAGATAAAAACATATTACCTTTTATATTTAAAGAGCATAGCCATCAAACCAACATGATGCGCCAAACAATCAATGAAATTAAAACACCACTATTACTTTATATTGAAGGAGATGCTCCCTTAACTCCAGACACACCTATAGACTGGGATAAGTGCTTAGATATGTTTGAATACAATAAAGCAAATACTATTCGTTTTCATTTTGAAACATTTATACCAAAAGATCATGAACACCTTATGTTTGGCTTAGAGGATGGTTTTATGAAAACTATACAATGGAGTCAACGACCACATCTAAGTAGAAAACAATATTATAAAGACATTGTGCTTCCAAGATGTAAAGATAAATTTTTTATAGAAGATACATTTCATGGAGCAATTCAAGATGATATATCTCCATATGGGGAGTTTAGTCAAGAAGGTTGGGAGACACATAAACTTTGGATTTATCATCCTGAAGGTAGTATTAAACGTTCTTATCATTTAGATGGTCGTCAGGGTACCCGCAAATTTACGGTAGACGATGAAACTTGGGGGTATAAAGAATGAGACTAGGAATCATAGCAAGATCAGACAACACTGGTCTTGGTAATCAGACTAGAGAGTTAGTTAATATGCTTAATCCTGATAAGATTCTTTTAATTAATTCTGCTCCGTTTAATAATAACAAACAGAATCCCGATTGGTATAAAAATTACAACGTTTACTCAACCAAAAACGGTATGCCAACAACAAAAGAAATTGTTTGGTTTTTAAAAGATGTTGATGTAGTAATTAGTTGTGAAACCTTTTATCATTTAGACCTTGTAGATCTTGCTAGGCAACAAGGAACAAAGACTATTCTTCAATACAACTACGAACTTTTTGGTAACTTAACAAACCCTAACTGGTCATTACCAGATGTATTGCTATCTCCTAGTCTTTGGAATATAGAGATAGTAAAAGAAAAGTTTGGCTCTGTGTGTGATGTAATTCATTTACCACCACCAACAAATGAGTCTTTATTTAATAAAGCAAAAGACAATAATCTTTCAAAAGATCACAACCGTATACTTCATATTGCTGGTAAAAAGGCTGCAAAAGATAGAAATGGAACTGAAAGTATTTTTGAAATGATTAAACACTCTAAAGAGGACTACGAATTAGTAATTAAATCTCAAACCCCACTTAATCCAAACTGTAAAGATTCTAGGGTAAAGATTGAAATAGGTAATCCAGCCAGTAGGGAAGACATGTATGATGGCTTTGATGCAATGATTCTTCCTAGAAGGTATGCTGGTCTTTGTTTACCTATGAATGAGGCTCTTATGAGTGCCCTGCCAGTTTTTATGACTAATGTATCTCCAAATAATAAAATATTGCCTGAAGATTGGTTAGTAGAATCAACAAAGATAGGATCATTTAGAACAAAATCAATGGTTGATATTTATGATATTAGTCCAGATAAATTTGCAAACATAGTTGATGGATATATTAAGAATAATAATAAAAAAGAATTTAAAGAAAAAGCATTATCGATTGGTTTAGAAAACTTTTCTATAGATAAATTAAAACAAAAATACTTAGAAATTATAAACAAATAAAAAAGCCAGCCTATCTCTAGACTGGCTATCTTATAGAAGATTATTTACTTCTTTTTAGCAGCCTTTTTTGCTGGTGCTTTTGCAGCCTTTAAAGCCTTTGCAACCTCAGCAGCATCAGGCAAAATACCAAATGCCTTATCTGCAGGATTGAGCGCTCTCAATGCAACGGGTGCTATAGCAGCAACTAGTGCAGCCCATAGATCCTTTGGATCTGTTACGCCTGCCATGTATAGTGCAAGACCTGATGCAAGAACTGAGCGACCATATGACGCTAGCATTGCCTTTGTCTTATCATTAATTAAGTTATTCATTATTCCTCCTAGGATATAATTTGTGTCATTGTTGTAAAGCCAATCCAAAGCCCAACAATTCCTGCGACTCCCGCAAAAACTGGTGGTGCTGGTACTGGCAATTTGAATGCAGCAAACACGATACCGCACCCAAAACCTGTTAATACTGAAAGTAATATATCTCTCATGTATTTTTTATTTCTGATTCACTTGGCAAAAACTTTTTTAAATCTTTATATGCAGAAGATATTTTTTTCATACCCACGTTTAAAGGATTGCCTTCTTGTATAGAACTAAAATCATCAAAATAACTAATAGTTGGATCAACCTCTTCAACAAATTTGGTCAAGCCTTTTTGAACATCCTCAATGTATGTAAAAGCCCAGTCACGAGAGTCTGATAGAAATTTAATAAAGTTTTCTCTGTGTATGTCATTATCAGTTAACTCTTGATTTGCTTTAATAGATTCAGCATCTTGATTAAGTTTAAAGTTTTCTAAAAATAATTGAGCGGAAGTTAGACTAAGTTTTTTTAATTTATGCAATACCGCTAAATACGATATAGCAAAAGAAACAGACAACACTATAAAAAATATCAACAAACCATTTTGCATCATACTACCCCCAATAAACTCTTCTCAATATGCGTTGCCCAATAGTATAAACATTTATCACAACAAGGTCTATTATACTCGTTCTTAGTGTCCATGTAAAACTCAGCATAGTAGATAGGGTCCTTACGATATAAGTTAGCCCTGTGAGTGATATTTACACGGTTTATGTGAGAAGGCTTGTTCCAGACTGGCTTACCAGTACCCCAAATCTGCCCACAAACAGCCTCTAGAGCCTCTATATTGGCTTCGTTCTTATCTGTCCTTATACCCCTTGCCTTGGCCTCTTTAATCATGACCTTAGCATAGTTACGTAATGACCATTCAGCATTTTTCCACATCAATACCGCTGGATGATTGCGCCATGCCCCTGATGGGGACTTTCCAGACAAAACCTTAAGTATCTGATAGGCTTCTAATATCTGTTTATTTAATCTTTTATTGTCTAATATTTCTGCACACTGATCATAATCTTTATAAGGTAGGAAGGTTTGCATTACCTAATAGCCTCCCTAGTAATCATTACGATTGCCCCATTATCCTCTAAAGCCTTTTTTACTCTTACCATATATTCTACAGCATGTCGCTTCTCTGTGTCAAATAGACGCATAAACATATCCTCATTAGCCTTAATGGTTATAAAATGTTCGTTATCAATAATTTCTACCTTGAAATTTTTAGGGGCTGGAATAGAATGAAATGCCATTTTCATTTTATCTGTATACATTATTTTTCCATTGTTAAAGATTGCCAGGTATTGGACCAATCTTCTTTAGTCTTATGTTTGTTAAACTCTCTAGATACTTCTCCACCTTCTAGATATACTCCACCCCAAACACCCCACTCTTTACCAGAGATGCCTACTGCAAAGCATGTTTTTGCTACTGGACATTGCTGGCACATTGAATCAACAATTGCCCTACCAGATTCGTTGTCTTCATATTTATCAAAATAAATATTTGTATCAAGACCTAAACAAATTGCGTCATCTTTCCATAAATGCTGTTTCATAATTACTCTCGATACTTGTTTGGTATATCCCACCCATTACGACCAGGAGAATAAACTTTGTGGATGTACCACTTATCTTTAACTCTAATACCCATTGGAGATGTTTTTGCAATGTCAGATTCTTTTAAATCAATAACATCCCAACCATTCCAAAGTAAATTACTATTTTTGGAAATAATTTTTTCCATAGTATTCAAACTTCTAATAAACATAAATACCCCCTAGTATTTAAATATACCAACTTCTACATTTTTTAACTGTGCCTCTGAAACTAATTTTGAAGTTTTTTCATTAGGCTTACTTAAGAAAGCAAAGTAGTTAATTTGATCTAAATTTTCTTGCATCCAAACTGGAGCAACTTTATAAAATTTAATCTTTTTTCCTCTTGCTTTCATTCCTCTTTCAGATAAATTAGAAAACTCAGAAACAAAAGAATTTATTTTAGCAGGACCAGCAGAGTAAATTACAAACTCTGTATCGTCTTTATGCATGTTTGACATG